AGATTACTGTGGTCTCTTCCTATTGCAGGTTCTGCTTTCAAAAAAGTATACTTCGATCCAAGTTTAAACAGACAAGTATCGATATTTGTAACAGCAGAAGACATAATCGTTCCTTACGGAGCATCCGATTTACAGTCTGCGGAGCGAATAACTCACAGAATGAGAAAAACCGAAAACGAAATAAGGAAACTTATATCGATGGGTTTTTATATGGACATAGATCTTCCAGATCCAGAAAACACCAAAACAGAGATAGAGAAAAGTCAGGATCAGGAAACTGGATACTCTGCTGTTAAAGATGAAAGATATACGATCTTTGAGTGTCATTGCGATTTGGATCTTGTCGGCTATGAGGACAAAAAAGACGGCAAGGAAACAAAGATAGGATTGCCTTATGTTGTGACCCTTCTTTCCACTGGTGAGGTTTTAGGAGTCAGGCGTAATTATCTAGAGGATGATCCAGTTAAAAAGAAAAGAATGCACTTCGTTCATTACCCTTACATACCTGGTTTTGGGTTTTACGGATTTGGTTTAATTCATTTGGTAGGAGGCTTTGCAGAGTCTGCAACATCAATACTAAGACAATTAGTTGATGCTGGAACATTAGCCAATTTACCAGGTGGTTTTAAATCTAAGGATTTACGAGTCAAGGGGGACGATACCCCTATCGCACCAGGTGAGTTCAGAGATGTTGATGTCACTGGTCTAACAATAAAAGAATCAATAGTGCCTTTGCCTTACAAAGAACCCTCTGGCACACTTTATCAACTTCTAAATCAAATTATCGAAGAGGGCAGAAGATTCGCCTCTGTTGCAGATTTGAAAGTTGCAGATATGTCTGGGCAAACCCCTGTCGGAACAACGTTAGCAATATTGGAACGCACATTAAAAGTTATGACTGCTGTTCAAGCTCGTGTCCATGTAGCCATGCGACAAGAGTTTAAACTTCTTTCAAAGATAATCCGTGATTACACGCCCCCAGTTTACAAGTACGAAGTTGATGGAGGTACGAGGTTAGCAAAGATGTCTGATTATGATATGGTGGAAGTCATACCTGTATCTGATCCTAACGCATCAACAATGGCACAAAAAGTAGTACAGTATCAAGCGGCTTTACAGCTTGCACAAGGTGCTCCAGATATTTACGATATGCCTTTATTACATCGTCAGATGCTAGAAGTGCTAGGAATAAAAGAAGTCAAGAAGATTGTTCCATTAGAGGACGACTTCAAGCCTACTGATCCAGTAGCAGAGAATATGAACTTGTTGAAAAACAAGCCAGTTAAAGCGTTTTTATATCAAGACCATGAGGCACATATTAAAACGCACATGAATATGGCAAACGATCCAAAAATAAGAGAGTTAGTTGGTCAAAGTCCAAACGCTCAGGGAATACAGGCTGCTATTACAGCCCATGTTGCGGAACACGTTGCCTTCCAGTACAGAGTCGAAATCGAGAAAATGATGGGTGTTCCACTTCCACCTCCAGATGAAAAACTTCCAGAGGACGTTGAAGTAGAACTTTCTAGGGTTGTGTCCTTAGCTTCAGACAAGTTATTGCAAAAAGATCAGGCAGAAGCACAACAACAACAGACACAACAACAACAAGAAGACCCAGTGATTCAGATGCAAAAAGCAGAACTTCAATTAAAAGAAGCTAAATTCCAGCACGATAAAGCAATGGATGAGGCTGAACTTAATCTTAAAACCCAAGAGATGAAGGCTAAGGACGATAGAGAGAACAAGCGTATTGACTCTCAAGCCGAAATTGCAGGGGCTAAAATAGCTATAGATAGTATTGAGGCAGAGCAAAAATTGAATCAAGATCAACAAAACAGAATCGAAGATGACTTTAAGGAAGGAGTAAGAATTGGACTTGAAAGAGCTGATACTAAAACAGATTAGCGAGGATCAGGCTGTTATTATAGAATCCCTCGCTTTCAACCCTGTGGATAGCCACGAAAAATATCTCCAAGCAACTGGAGAAATTAGAGGCTTACAAAGAGTAATTAAATTTTTGGAGGATTTACCTGATGAGTGATTTGAAACTTCCCGTTCCCAAGGGGTTCAAAATTTTAATAGCCATACCGAAACTCGATGAAAAATACGAAAACTCAAGTATTGTCAGACCAGATACTTTAACAAAAAGAGAGGAGACTGCATCAATAGTTGGTTTTGTCACTGAACTAGGTTCTCTGGCTTATAAAGATGAAGATAGATTTCCTGACGGAGCTTGGTGTGAAAAAGGAGATTTTATTTTGATGAGAGCTTACTCAGGAACTAGGTTTAGAGTTACCACAAAGGAAGGTGAGCAAGAATTTAGATTAATTAACGATGACATGGTTGAAGCTGTTATCGCTGACCCACGAGGTATATCCCGTGCTTAAGGAGAATGAAATGTCGGAAGAAAAAAAAGTAGAGTATGAAATCGAAGATGAAGTTAAGGAGGAAAATCAGGTAGAGATAGTTGATGATACTCCAGAAGAAGATCGAAACAAACAACACTTAGGTGACGTAGATGTTCCAGAGGAAGAAATACAGACTTACAGTGCTAATGTTCAAAAAAGAATTAATCAATTAAAACGTGCTTATCACGATGAAAGAAGAGATAAGGAACGTTTTGAAAGAGAGCAAAGAGAAGCTATAAATTATGCTAAATCTCTTGCAAGTCAAAACAAAACTTTACAAGAGAAACTTTCTAAAGGAGAGTCTGTCCTTATAGAAAGTCAGACGCTCAGATATCTCAGGCAGAAAAAGAATACAAAGATGCTTATGAGGCAGGCGAAGCTGATAAGATGCTTGAGGCACAAAAAAAACTGGCAAGATTTACTTACGATCAAAAAGAAGTAGAAAATTATCAACCAGTTTATGATAAACCTTTACAAACACCTCAAAATGAGGTACAACAACAGATAGTCCCTGATGAACGCACCCGTCAGTGGGTTTCTGAAAATCGTTGGTTTGATACTGACGCAGTAATGAGAGGTGCAGCCTTTGGAATACACGATGAATTAGTTAAAAGAGGTATATCCTCTGGATCTGAAGAATACTTCAGCCAAATTGATTCACGGATGCGAGAAGAATTTCCTCATAAATTCGGGACTAAAAAACCCGCTAATGTTGTTGCTCCAGCATCGAGATCGTCTGGATCGAGCAAAATTAAGTTAACTAAGACTCAAGTCTCCATAGCCAAAAGGCTAGGAGTACCTGTTGAAGAGTATGCTAAACAAATTATGAAGGAGCAATCAAATGGCTGATCGCAAACCTGTTGAAGTAAAAACTCGTGATTCCAATGCACGCACTGTATCATACAGACCTTACACCGAGGCTGTTTTGCCAGACCCTAGAAATGATCCTGACCATGACTACAAATACATTAGAACTTCCATTTTAGGAAAGGACGATGCCAGAAATGTCATAACCAAAAGATCAATGGGATATGAACCTTGTAAACTAGAAGACCACCCAGAAATTCCTATTTATGGGAAAACAACAGGGGAGGTTGAAATTGGCGGATTAATGTTACACAAAATACCAAAAGGCTGGGTAGAAGGCAGAAGTCAACACATAAACCAGAAAACCCAAGACCAAGCGGCTGCTGTGGACGTTAATTATAAAAGACAGAATGACCCTCGTATGCCTATGTTTGCTGACAAAAAGTCAACAACCACAAAAGGTAGCAGAGGATAACTTTGGAGATAGATTATGGCTTACCCAACGATTGATGCCCCTTTTGGGCTTAAACCAGTCAATTTGATAGGTGGCACTCCGTTTGTAGGATCGACCAGACAATTACCCATTCAGTATGATTACAGAACAGATATCTTTAATGGAGATTTTGTTAAGCTAGTCAGAGGGTGTGTCGAGCGTCAATCAGTTACAAACGATGCTGACGACTCAGGTTTGATTGGTGTTTTTTTGGGATGTACTTATACAGACCCAACCACAAAGCAAAAAACATTTAGCCAATATTATCCATCAGCAACAAAAGCTGGTGATATAAAGGCTTATGTTTCAGACGACCCTGATGTAGTTTACAAAGCGGTTGTGTGTTCCACTGGGACAACAGTTGCTTCTGGTAACAACGCATTAGTAGGACAAAATCAAAGAATGTTGAACAACACTGGAAGCACCAATACAGGTAATTCTGCAAACGCTGTTCATCTTGGTACAACTTTAACAACAGCAGCTTTTCCAGTAAGAATTGTTGGTGTTGTGCCTGATACCAAGAAAACAACGACAACAACAGGAAGTTCATCTTCTACGACAATAACCACAACTGCTCTTCCGAATGCTTTACCTGTCGGAACAGACGTTGCGTATCTAGATTCATCAGGTCAGTTAATTCAGACCAAGTCTTTTGTTTCTAGTGCGGCTGCGGCTGGTGATACGTCCGTTACAATTAATTCTGCGATTGCCGTTCCTGGTAGTGTTACAGCTATACCAGCAAGTTCAACAATCGTGTTCACTGAGTTCCCAGAGGTTCTTGTTAAGCTGAATTTTGCTATTCATTCTTATCAAGAAGCTACGGCAGTTTAAGGAGATTTTTAAATGGCTATTTCAAGAGCACAACAACTTAAAGAACTCCTACCTGGACTTAATGCTTTGTATGGTCTTGAGTACGAAAAGTACGGAGAAGAGCATAAAGAGATCTTTGAAACAGAGACCTCAGAGCGTTCCTTCGAGGAGGAGACTAAATTATCTGGTTTCTCTGCTGCACCTGTCAAAAATGAGGGCGAGGCTATCGCTTTTGACAATGCACAAGAGGCTTACACTTCACGCTATAACCACGAAACAATCGCTCTTGGTTTTGCGATTACAGAGGAGGCAATGGAGGACAACCTTTATGACTCTCTTTCAGCTCGCTACACCAAGGCTTTAGCTCGTGCTATGGCTTACACTAAGCAGGTTAAGGCAGCCAATATCCTTAATCAGGGTTTTGATTCTGCATTTACTGGCGGAGATGGAGTTTCTTTATTCTCAACAGCACATCCACTTGTGTCAGGAGGAACAAACTCTAACAGACCAGCTACAGCAACTGATTTGAATGAAACCTCTTTAGAGGCTCATATTATTCAAATCGCTGCTTGGACTGATGAGCGTGGATTGTTAATCGCAGCCAAACCTCGTAAATTGATCATCCCACCAGCGTTAATGTTCGTGGCTACCCGTCTTCTAGACTCGGAGCTTCGTACAGCCACTGCTGATAACGATCTAAATGCAATTCGTTCAATGGGAGGGATATGCAGTTAATCACTATTTGACCGACTCTGATGCTTACTTTATAACAACAGATGTACCAAACGGACTAAAACATTTTGTTCGTTTACCAATGTCTACCTCAATGGAGGGCGACTTTGATACAGGTAATGTTCGTTATAAAGCAAGAGAAAGATATTCTTTTGGATTTTCTGATCCATTAGGAATGTTTGGTTCGCCTGGTGCATAACGTTAATTAGGGGGGTTTAAACACCCCCCGATTACTTCTAGGATTTTTTTGATTCACACTAACTGACCTAGCAGACGTAGTAGAGATAGTGTGAAAATGTGCTACTACACAAGGAGAATTAAATGGGTACGACTACCTTTTCGGGGCCAGTAAAATCAGACGCTGGTGTTACCTCATTAGGGCAGGTAAAAAGCGGAACTATCGAAACCTCTACAGGGACTACTGTAGGTACAGATGTAAATAACATGGGTACTGTCTTGTTGTCTCAATCAGCAAGAGTTGATGTAGTTGGTGCTACCGCTTCAACAGTCATAGCTACCTTACCTGCTGGATCACAAATTACCAATGTATATTTAAATGTTTTTGAGGCTGTTAGTGCGTGTGCAGCAGCAACTTTTGTTATCGGAACAGGCACGGCAGATGCTTCATTTTTGGCAAGCACTGACGTTACATCTGTAACAAATGTAAGAAGCTCTGCAATGGCATCTGCGTCAATTAATGTAGGGGCAACAGATCTACAAGTTGTAGGAACTTTTTTCCCTGCCTCTGCGGCAAATCTTGGAACTTTAGGAGATGCAGTAGCCACAGTTGAGTATCGTCAGCCTGCTTCTGCTGGTGGATTCTATACTATTTAATGAGGAGTAAGTTATGCAATCAGATGTATTTGCTATTACACCATCCTCTGACGATAATTTTTATTTTGCTTCCGCTACAGCAACAGGCACTATAACTTTACTAAGGCATATTCCAGCCAGAAATGGTGCAGGGTATAAAGTGTCTGTTCAAAATAGTGCAGGAGACGATTCCAGTACCAACTACAACATATCTGGTTTTGTGGTTGGTGACTTGGGAGGAAGAACAGTAACTGAAACTCTTGCAGGAGGAGAAAGTGCGGTCACAGTATTTAGCACTAACTTTTATTCGGAACTTATTTCTTTTGAAGTAGATTCTGGAACTTCTGTGGGAACAATTCAAATAGGTTATGGTGGAGACTTGGCTTTGCCAAGGACAAGAATTAAGGCATTTAATTATGCTGCCCAAACGGCTGCTGGCTCAATTACAGTTTCTAGCAATGAAGATTCTGTTTTACCAATACTGGAGATAAACTCTCCAGCAGGCATTGTAGAATCCAGTCATCTTACTATTCCAGAAAATGGGATATTGACTACAGGAACTAATATAAACAGTTTTGCGACTGTCACGTTAAGTAATATTACAAACTTAACGTTATATTGTGGCTAAGTCTAAAGGCATGGGCATAAGAACTTCTGTGAAGTCGGGCAATTTTCGTCCGACTAAACAGGGTGCAGGCATGACTAAAAAAGGAGTGGCTGCTTATCGTAAGGCTAATCCTGGTTCTAAGTTAAAAACTGCTGTCACAGGCAAGGTTAAAGCTGGTTCTAAAGATGCAAAGAGACGCAAGTCCTTTTGTGCGAGATCGGCAGGTCAAATGAAAAAATTTCCCAAAGCAGCAAAAAATCCTAATAGCCGTTTACGTCAAGCGAGAAAGCGATGGAAATGTTAAAGCCAGCCGCCAAGCGTAGAGGTCGCCCTCCTAAGATAGAAAGCAAAGTTGCTGTTCAAGGCAATGAGATTAAACATATGCAAGAGGACATGGATGAAATGAAAAAAGATATAGAAGAAATAAAAAAATCTATATCTGAAATACACAAAGTTCTTTCTGAGGCTAAAGGCGGTTGGAAAGCTCTTATATGGGCAGCAGGTGCAGGCGGTGCAGTTGTTGCGACTCTAGGTACGTTATATCAAATATTAGGGAGTAAATAAAAATGGTGCTACCAGCTATTCCAGTAATTTTAGCAGGAGCGGCTAAGGCTCTAGGGTCTGCTGCTGTAAGAAAAATGTTAAAACAAGGTGTTTCTCAAGCAGTTATAAGAAAAAAGGGAGCAAAGGAAGCAAGCAAAAAGGCTTTTAAAAAATTAAGAAGACAACAAAGAGAGAGAGCATCAGATCAAAGATTTGAAGGTAAATCTGCCAAAGAGATGGATAGAATGATGAGGGAAGAAGAGGAAAAAATTAGATCCATTGCTGAAGGCGGTATGAGAAACCCCAGATCATTTGATCTTAAAATGCAAGCTGGAGGTAAAGTTACAGCTAAGAAGGTAGATAAGATAAAAGGTAAACCAGGAACGCAGTCTGGTAGAAGAGATACGTCTAATATTATAAAAAAGATAAAAAAACTTGAAGCTCAGTTAAGAGGTAAGAGCGATAGGCGTGTTACTACAGCTTATGGAAAACAAAAAAGTTCTTATACACCTTACGAAAGCGGTATATTTGATTTTGCCTTAAAGAGAGACTCACAGGGTAAAGTGCTGGGTGACGACTATGTAAAAATAAGAGACAGAAAAGTTCCAAGGGACTCAGGGCTTACAATTATAGAAGCTGATAGATTTGGTATTGATACAAAATACTCACCAAAAATCGGCAAAACCACCACAATGGATAAGAAGAAAACAGAAAAGGGTAAGAAAGCTGGAGGCAGAGTAAAAAAAATGAACGCTGGAGGTAGAGTGAAAAGTAAGGAAAAACTAGCAAATATTGAAACAGGCACACAAAAGAGAAAAAGAAAAACACCTCCTAGTATACAAAAAGCTCTAGATGCTAATAAAGGAAAGTCTAAAGCAACTATAACCAAAGGTATTTATAAAAGGTTAGCAAAAGATAGAGGAATTGAATATCCTAAACGCAGAGGTTCTGCTAAGTCAGGCTCTGCTGGTGGACTTAAACCTAGCACAATATTAGAAGGTAAACTGCCTGGCAAAAAAAGAATGAAATCTGGTGGCTTGGTAAAGAAAATGGATGGCATAGCAATCAGAGGTAAAACCAAAGGAAGAATTGTTTAAACTTGGAGGCAAAAAATGGCTGTTAAAAAATCAAAATCTAGTTCTAAGAGTCCTAAACCAACAAATCCGTCTTTGTATTCTCGTGTAAAAGCAGAGGCTAAACGGAAATTCAAGGTGTATCCATCAGCTTATGCAAACGCATGGTTGGTGAGGACATACAAAAAAAGAGGTGGAGGATATAGATAATGTCTCTTAAAGAGTG